CAAAGAAGTAGAAGGAGTGGTGCCAGGTGTACCAACAGAGTTACCGATGGTTTTGTAAGCGTTGGCAACGTCAGCATCAATGCTGGAAGCCAATTGGCTGATACGAGGCTTCAACACACGCTCTGCAAAGTCGTCCAATTGCATGGTCAATTCAGCAGATGTGAAGTTCACGCCAATGTGCTTTTGTGAAGCAACAGTCAAAGTGGTGAACTGTTCGTTGTCGTCTTGAACTTGCAAGGCGGCACCGTCAGTTACCAGAGCGCGGTCGGGTAAACGGATACGCAGTGTAGAACCAATCTTGGCACCTTCAACAGCGAAGCTGTCGTCGTACTGACGGTTCACGTTACGGGTGAGCACCAGGTTGTTCTCGAGAATTTCGAGAGCTTTGCGGGTGATCATGTCGATCGTTAAGATACTATTAGACATGGAAAAAATCCTTCAAAAATTGTTTAGCGGTTGGCTTGCGCTTGCAACTTCTTTATCTGTCTTGCTCTTTCAGCTTCAATCCACTGCGAATCCGTCATGGTCTTGGTAGACCGTGGATCAGTAGTGTCATAAGCTGGGCCCCCAGAGGAGCGAGCAGTGACAGGCGAAATCGGTGCTGGCGCAGACGTGGTTCGTTTCACGGGAGGATCATTGGCCATCTTGGCCTCAATTCTCCCAATTTCTTTGGCCTGCAGGATAGGCGCAAGACGAGAGATTCGTTCCGCTTCCTTGGGGTTGGCACCGAGGTAGTACGCTACTTCAGGGCCTATATCCGAGGCTCGGATCGACTCAGCCATCACGTCTGTGATTGGAAGTTTTGGGTTGTACGCGACTTGTTCAAAGTCATCGTACTTGCTCCGAGCTTCTTCTTCCTTTTCGTGATAGGACTCAAGAATTGCAGATTGCTGCCTTGCTTGTTCTCGCTGGGCAAGCAGTTGTTCAGCTTTCTGATAGGCCAATGCATCTGCATAAGCTTCAGGGCTTTCAAACTGATCGACCGGCGGGATCGTTGCTGGCGCTCTCAGCGTTTGGGCTTCCGCTTGACGTTGAGCCTGCTCTCTTTCCCACTTACGTTGTTCTCTTGCAAGCCTTTTGCCGATTGCTGCATCAAGTTCTTCTTGGGTAAAAACCCGTGAAGGCTCTTTTGCTTCTTCAGCGACTTCCGGCGCATTTACTGTTGCATCAGGAGTGGCCGTCACTTCTGCTGCGGGCGCGGAGTCTACTTCCGCTAAGGGTTGTTGGACTTCTTCAGTCATTTTTGAATCCTAAGATTCCCTGGTGAGCCGCACCAGTACGGGTTTTGATTATTCGTAAATGATCGTTGCTGATACTGTACCCGAAATTACCACATACAGTCCATCATTGACGTAAATGCCGTCAATAGGGAACACATAGGATGTGGCAGCAGCGGGTGTGAACACACTCAAGACAGTCTTGGTTGTGGTAGCGGCAGCGGAGTCATAAACTGTGATGGTCGGCGTGGACGATGCCGCGCTGACAAAAATACCTTTAAGCTTGCCCGCCATCGATTTGATGTTGGCGGTTGCTGTGATCTGGGTGTAATTTGCCATGGTGAATCCTTATGCCAAAAAGCGGAGTTTGTACAGAGTGGTGAGGTACAACTCAACAATATTGTCGATGAGTTGCTGAAGCGATGAGTCAGACTTGTCCACCACTTCGTAGCGGCATTTTTCAATGTCGTCTAATTGGCTTTGCAAGAAATCAATGATGTTGGATGTCTTGGTGGCAGAGTGCAAAGTGATTGGCCCCATCAAACCATGACGGCCTTGGTAGGCTTCTGCAAACGCGTCTGCAAGGTCAATAATGCTGTCGTAAAACGTATTGAGCGCAACGTGTTTGGAGTAGCTACGGGTGTTCAGATGCACTGAATGGGCCACATCTCTGGCCAAAAACAGCATCCCTACAAAATCAGCGGCCTTGTACATCATTGTGGCATTCCTTGTGGTGGCATCATTTCGCCTTCGGGCGGTTGTGCATATTCAGCCTGTTCGGGCATCATTTCATTTGGTTCGCGGCCAGGCATTTCACTGACCAAATCACCTGAAGTGATCATGCCATGCACAGTACCCAGCACGATGTCTTGAATCTGTTCGGGCGACATGCTGGCTTGAATCGCTGAAATTCGTTGTGTTTCGGCTTGGTATGCCTTGATCGTAGCCTCAAAATCTTTGCGCTCCATATCTTGCGCTTCGATGGATTTGCCGACATTGTTGAGCATTTGATGCAGTTGATCAAGCTCTTGGCCCATGGCTTGGATTTGTTGCTCGGCGGCCTGCAATTCAGGCGGCTTGTCGCCGTCTTCCATGAGCTTGGGATCAATGGTCTTGGCAAACCGCTTGGCCATCTCTTGGGCACCTGGCCAGTCCATGTTTTTCACGAACAAATCACCAGCCACCGCCCACAATTGTGGGTTGCCCTGCAACAGTTGGGCCATGGCTTCCAAGGCTTCTTGACGCTTGGTCGCGTAGCCTGGGCCGGTAGCCACCACAACATCGTACTTGCCGACGTTGGGGTTGTAGATTTTGTCGATTACGATGTCTGGGTTGTTCGGGTCGGTGATCTTGCGAACTGCTTCAGGCTGGTCAGGGTTTAACTTGACCATCTTGGTTTCACCATCCAAGCCAATGATGCGGGCCACGCGCTGTGTGTCGTAAATCTTGGGAATCAAGTCCACCAATTGACGCACGATGTGTCGTACACCACGGGCCAAGTTGTCACCGTAGTGGTAAGTGCCCACATCGCCCTCGCGCTGGCGGGCCAAAATGGCTTTACCGCTGCGTTCGTTGGACGACATACCCAAAGATGCGTTGTATTGGCCAGTAGACGCTTTGATGTCCTCAGATGCGCCAGCTTTAGCCTGCAACAGACCGCTGGAAGCCATCGGTGGCTGGGCACGGGCAGGCAACGGTAACACCGCGCCTTGGCCGTCTGTGACGTCTGGGTTGACTTCCAAATACGGCCAGTTGGTCGTGTTGGCGGTCTTCCACTGGTTTTCATAACCTTCAAATTGGCCACCGTAGCCAATGAACGGCGCTTTGGGTGCCAAGGCCAGCATTTCTGCTTCTTGGCTTACCCAGTAGTTGTACATGCGCTGGGCGTCTTTGGCGTTACGCACAAGACCCGACACATACAAGCGGCCATCGACCTCAAATTCATTGCCAACAATGCGGACTACTGGGATGTATTTCCCCGCCCAATCGCGTTCTTCAAGAATTTCATAGCCGTTAATCTTGCAGTATTTAACTTGGACACGATCAGATTCACGAGATTTTTTAGGTTTGCCATATATTTCTTTCAGTTGTTTGTCCTCTGGGGTGCCTTCAAACGCGGTCACGTTCCCTGGGTACAAGTTCAGCTTTTCTTTGGTGTAGTCAAGGTAGTAGTAGTCAGCCACGCGCACAGTGTCTTCAGTCAGCCACTGGCTCAAATTCTGATCCCCCACACCCAGCGACTGCAAGGTGGTGATGGGTGCTGAGTTGGGGTACTTGCGGGCGTATTCGTCTTTGGGGATGTCTTCAGTAATCAAGCACCATTTTTGATCCGCGCCAGTCGGGTCTTGGATGGTTGGATCCATGTAGACGCTGAACGAGTTGCGAATGCGGCCGATCTTGATGTCTTGGTCGAATGTGTTGTCGTCGCAATATTCGGTCAGGATTCGGATGTAGCCTTCGCCGTAGGAGACTTGGTTTTCACACGCAGTATCGTACGCGACGTCAGCATCGCTGATGTATTCGATGTGTCTGACCATGCCGTTGAAGATTTCGGCGACTTCGATGTCTGCGTCGTCGTTGGCTGGAATAACCTTGCCACTTGGGCGGTTCTGCCTTTGGTCATTGGTCACCTGCCTTACGTGCTGCGGCAATTTGTTGATGGTAAGCGTTGGCCGTGCGTTGATCGTTTGACCTTGCACGGCACCACGGGTGGCCAACACATCCGCTGGCCATTGCCAGTGGTTGTCGGGCGAGCCAGCGTAAAACTTCAAGTCGTCGATCTCATCTTCACGACTCTCAGATAAAGCGGCAATCGCCATGTTGAGGCGAGTGCGGGCGGTGGACAGAATACTGGACTCAGTCTTCTTGTCGCCTCCGTTGGCCACAGCACCGGCTGCGGCGATGCCTGTGTAATCAGCCATTATTTTTTCTTAGGTGTAGATTTTTGCGCTTCGCGCTTGACAGAATATGCAATCGCTACTGCCTGCTTGACCGGCTTACCGGCAGCGACCTCAGCCTTGATGTTTTTGCGAAAAGCTTCAGAAGATTTTGATTTAACGAGTGGCATTATTTTTTCCTCGCAGTTTTAGCGGATTCTTTGAACGCCTTGGCAGTCGGCGCGCCTTTGTCGCCTGGCTGGCGCATTTTCTCTTTAGAGCCCGCTGCGATACGTTCGCGTTTGGCGTGAATGTTTGCATAGAGTCCAGGTTTGGTAGCCATGATCAACACTTCCATCGTTTGAGTGACGCCTTGGCGCGTTCAGCATCGCCTTTGGCATGCTTGACGACACCTTCCATGCGGGCACAAAAACTGGCTTTGCGCCCTTCATCTGCTTTGGTTTTTGGATTGGGCGCTGGCGCTTTCAAATTAGAACCTGTTTCACGGTTGTATTTCTCACGCCCTTTGGCGGTCAACCCTGCACCCTTAGATACAGGGAGTTTTTCGCCTCGACCAACACTCAAAGATACGTTCTTTTTCATGCGCCCATCCATCCAGTTGCTAC